GCTCTTCCATCGCTTTGTCACTATACCACTCGTCAGTGAACAGCGTGTTTACGACTTCGTAGCCTCTTTCCTTCAACACCCGGATTACTTGCTCTCTTGTAGCGATAATCTCCGCTTCACTCTTTCCAGCCATCGGCTGGCTCAACATTGCTTTCTTCATTTTGTTTCTCCTTTCAAATCATTCCAACCTAAAGCCTGTCCACATTCGGGGCAAAATTTATAAAAAGCATCATCGGTTTCATAGTCACCAACAACAGTCTTGCAATTTGGACAAAGATAATTAAAATCAATGTCATATTCGCCTGATGCTGATATGCCACGATTTACCGTTTCTGTGAAAGGCTTTTTAGGTATCTGCTTTTCAAGAGCAGATTTTGCCATTTCTATCCAATCACAATCATCTGTATCAAGCTGATAAGCTATACTATTGTCAGAGCGTACCGCACTACACAAAATTTCTTCAATATTGTCCATTGCTTTTTGTATTGTCATTCTTCCGCCTCCTGAACATCAATTAGCGCAGATTTTAAGTTTACCCAAATCGGGCAGGTGCCGCAATGTGGCACCTCGCGTTTGAACAACACCGAGCTGAACTTCTGCGGACGGCTCAAACTGGGCAAGGTAGCCTTGCAGGTCTGCCACCTTGAGCGTTTCTGTTCTTTTCTTATTCCACAGGTGCTTTCTAATCGTTTTCATGCTTGTCGCTCCTCATCGTATGCTATTTCCGTACAGTACCTTGCCAGTTCATCATGAAGCGACTGTGGAATTTGCGTTGACAGTTCTATGATCTGTGTTTTTGGCTTACATTTGGTGCACCACTCTTCCATGTTGTCATGGCCCATTCCCATTAGGGCGTATTGGCCGTAAATGGTCATGCGCTGCCAACACACATCGCAGTGGTAACATTGTTCGCAGGTCATTGTTTCACCTCCAAATTTCGTGCAGTCGACTGCAAAACTTGAATAACGGCGGCGGAGAGCTTGGTGCCGGTGGCCGGATCCTTGGCATTGATCTTGCCGATCAGCTCCTGTACCTTTGCGGCGGTTTGTTGCAGCTCGGTGAAGTACACCCGGCAGGTTGCCACATCCGTGTCGGCGCCAGCTGCCTTGGCTTGCCGAACAGCGGCGTCCAGTTTGGTGGCACTGCTGTCCAACTGCCGTTTCAGGTCTGCCTTTTCCTGCTCCAGCTTTTCTACAGCGGCTTTGGCTTTCTTCTCGGCGTCTGCCTTTGCCGTTGCCAACTTAGCTTTGTATTCCTTTGCGGCTTCCTTTTCCGCTTCCTTTCGGATTGCCTCCGGGTCCGGCGCTGCGTCGGCCCGCTGCTGCAATTCTTCCAGCTGGGCGCTGTACTTGGCTTTAACTTCCTGCTCAATGGAAGAACGGAGTGCGTTGGTGTCCACCTGCTCCGGTGCTTCGCTTAATTCGCTCTGTGCCTGCCCAAGGTCAAAGGTCAGCTGTTCTGTCTGCTTTTTGTAGCGTTCAACCTCTGCTTTCAGCTCCCGGACCGTAGCGCTTTCTGCGTCCACATCCTCCAGGAATTCCTCACGCTCATAACTGCTGATTTGAGAGATCAACTCCAGCTTGGTGATCCCCAGGTCGGCGTGGTCGGCCATATACTTCTGACCCAGCTTTTCATAGGCTGATATGTAGGAATAGGCTTGCCGCTGCTTAATGCCGCAGGCTTGCTCGGCGTACTCCTCGAATGTGTCATAGCCCAGCTCCGTGTATAGACCCTCATCCCGCATAGTCTTAAGATCGTGGCACACATCTACCAGTGCTCTGGCCATTACCTGGCCATTGGCCAGGATCCTGGCGTGGGTGTCGTAGGCTTTCTGTGTTGTTGGCGTTACTTCTTGCATTGTAGTGATTTGGTTATCCATAAGTCCTCCTTAGCTGACTGCTTTCGTTTTTCTGTTCGACTTTAGGTAGGCAAGCCAGGCTTGCATGAACTCCTGCACATCCGGCGGTGCAGGTCGGTTGTGATCCGCTCTGCATTGAATAACGGCGCCGTTTTTGAACTCAACGGTCACATAGGATTGATCCGGGTCCGACTGCTTGCGGACGAAAAGTATATCCGTCTTTCTGTCCAGGTATTTTTCCGTGTAACAGGAGTACACACAGTTGTGCTGGGCACAACCCTCTTTCAGCAGATCCTCCGGTCCCTCGGCCGGCCGAATGAACAGCCCGCTGCTGGCGTATGCATATTTTTGTTTCAGCTTTGGCAGATCCTTAGCTAACTTCTTTGCCCGCTCGGCTTGCTCTTTTGCTTTCTTTTCATTAGCTTGGTGTGTCAATTCTTCGGAATACTGCCGGTGCAGATCTCGCAGGTTCTGCGGTACGGCGACCTCTTTACGGTTAACATCCAGGCCCAACCGCCTGCACTGATCCAGATAGTCGCTGTAATCTGACAGCACATTTGTTGGCATTCCATATCCTCCCGCTGCCTGTCGGTTTACCCAGTTCACCGCCTTTTGCGGAGATAGGTATTGCCGCAAAAAATCAAACGCCTTGTAGCATTTCTGCTGACTCCAGCTGTATTGGAAAGTAAGAAAAAAGCGGACATTTTCGTCTGTCATTTTGCAGCCGTATTTTTTCAATGCCTTGGTTGCTTTGAGTGTTGAACAGCAAATGTTGTCTTGCGTTTTTAATTTGCGGTACTCCGGCTTGGTCAGCCGCATAGCCTTGTAAGACACCACTTGCTTGTAGTCCAGACCGGCTGTGTAATTCCACTCCACCTGTTCGGCTACCAGGTCACCGTTGCCCTCTTTTATTAGACGCTCTGTAAGCACCGGGTACCGGCTGTATTGATAAAGTAACCCAAGCAGGTTAACAGGATAGTTTGTTATTGTGCTTCCATAAAGCTGCTGGGCACACTCGTGGTATGCTTCCCATGGAAGATAGCGCAGATTGCTCCTCTCCAGCGCCTCTTCAAAGCCAAGCAGCTTTGCTCCCTCTCCCTCTGTACATTTCCAGCTGTTGTGATCCAGCTTAACCGGCTCCACCGTGCATGGCAGTCGGCGTGTTGGCTTTTGTTTTATGCTGATGAACATATCGTCATAATAGTAACAGCGTTCAGCCACGAAGTGCTGCCCAATGTTGAAGTATGCGGCGTACAGCAGTCTGTCCTTTTCTGGCGCGGCCTTAAAGTCGTATCTATAGTCTTCGTACACCCCAACGAAAGAAAGTAATATCCCACCGTTCCTTGTCCGCTGCGTTACCGCTACCACTGCCGTGTTGACCAACTGACTACGGCCACGCCCGGCGTCTTTGACTTGGACTTCGTGCCCGCAGGCGGGGCAGCATACGGTGTCGTTATGCCGTGCAGAGCGGCAGGCTGCGTGCTTGTCCGTCCATAGCCGCATATTCTCAATGTCGATCTGCACATCCTTGCCGCAAGCGGTACAGTAGCCATATCTGTGACCGTGTTCTTTGTGTTTGAAAAAATACTGCTCGTTGACGAACACCTGCTTATGTGCGAATGCCAATATCTTTTTCTCCGGCAGTTTCGGGCGGCCGTTCCAAATCTTCCGAGCCTGTTCCTGCGTAAGCGTGTTCAGTTTCTTTCCCATACCGACACCTCACAGCAGATCCAGCAGGTCGATGATCTCCGCCTTGGTCTCTTCGGCAGTAAAACCGTAATAGCCCGCTGCCCATTCGTACACGGTGTCGTCCGGCACGGCTGCGCAGTTGCCCGCTGCTTGTTTCCGTGCGTTGCTGGTGATGTGATCCCAGCAGCCTTTCAAACTCTTGCCCTCAGCCAGTACCTTGTCCGCGTTTTCATCATTGACCAGGCAGTGGTCGATGATGTGTGAGCAAAGCAGGCGCACGGTTGCGCTGCCCATCTTCTCCGCCTCCTGGTCAATCTTATCAATGGCTTTTTGGATTTTCTCGGTCATTTCAGCGTTACCTCCTTGATCTGCGCCAGCGCGCAACGCTGGCAGTGCTCGTCCAGTTCCGGCTTGTCCAGGCCGCACCTGTTATTGATACTGCCGTAGATACACACATCTCGGCATATCGTCGCCAAGATCGCAACTGTAGTTTTTTCGTTCTCATTCTTCATTGTTGCGCTCCTCAATGGCCATACCGGCCACGGTGCCCAGGTTTATCAGATCCCGGCATACAGCTTCTGCTTTGGACAGATCCATTGTTCTGATCACGCCCTGCACGATCAGGCCGGATTTAACGACCACCAGGTCCCCGCGCCGGTACAGATCGTACCCCTCTTCTTCCTTTTCGATAGGTTGTAACGCTCTGCGGTTAATGAACGCCATACTCGCACCTACGACCAGCGGTTGCCATACAGCGCCTGCGGCTACAATGCAGGTGTCCAACGGTTCTGCATATTCTTCATTGGGGCATTGGTCTGCCAGCGGCAGATCCGCTTTCGGCATTCTTGTCATGATTACGCTGTCGTCCTCTGCCAGGTCGGCAACGATCCGCAGCGTTTCCGGCGTGTATTCCGGGTGGCCGTACAAGATGTACCCGCAGCTGCCGTTGCTGAGCATTTGCTCGCCGTCGGGTAGGTCATATAGCAAATAGGTCTTGCTTCGCTTGCATATAGATAACATTTTCTTAAAGTTCATCTGTCTGTCTCCTTTACGCTTATGCCGTGAATGTACAGCATGAGTTTTCGTTTGATAATATATTCCTTTGTTTTGGTGCCCTTGGTGTCCTCGACCACCTGTTTCCATGTTCCGTCCGGCTGGCAGACCTCATATACAAAGTCAGCTTTATAGATCACCGGGCGCTCTTTTCGGTATTCGCCGACCCCTGCCGGGATCAACTCATAAGGGACCTGCTCCCGCAGGTTGCGCACCAGGCCGTGCCGTTCCAACAGTTGCAGCTCCTTTGCCCGCTTGCACTCGCTCCGGCTGTCGTATGTGCGGCCGTCTGCTTGGGCTTTGACTGCATGGTATTTGTTCCCGCCTTTAGCCCGCTGCCGGAGATATTCCTGGTACTGGGCAGCAGTCCAGTGTTCTTGGGTACCCATCAGCCCGCTGCCTGCTCCGCAGGAGCGTAAGCCATACGGATGAACTGGTGCTCCACTGCACCAATGTGTTGCTGCTCCTGCTCCAGGCATTTTTGCATATATTTGCTGGAAAGCACTGTCTCCTCAAATTCCCGGCGCAGATCATCGGTCATACCGTACTGACCCAGTCCCTTGGCGCTCTTAAAGGCGTCCCACTTTGGCCGGATCAGCGGGTGGTTGATATTCAGCTTGAAGCCGTATGCGTTGTTCGGTGCCAAGATCAGCTGGGTTTTGCGTTCCTGCTCCAGATTGCGCACTTTTTCCCGCATTTGTTCCCATTGCTGTATGTATGTCACTTTGTCCTCCTAACACAGGTACCTATGGTTCTTTGCCCGAATAGGGCAGAGCACATAGGATTGATATTTATAACCGGTGACTTCGTCCTCCCAGTTGTTCAGTGTTTCCTTGACCACATAGTAGCCCTTGGGTGCTCTTGGCTCATCTGCCCAGTGGTCGCTGTAGATGACCTGGTATTCCGGTTCCGGTACCACCAGGTTACGGCTACGGCTAAAACACACTCTGGACTTGGCCGTTGTGTACTTGCCCTCGTGCCCTTGCTTGATGTGGGTCTCCTCGCGTAGGTACCCGCCGTAGGTGTGGTGGTCTCGATCGTCCACCGGTACATACTCTACCCGGCCATAAGGCCACCTGGGCAGCTTGGTCAAGTCAATACCAGACAGCGCCATGTGGATATGTGTGTTCTTGTCCGGTGTCTCAATGGCTCTCATCCACTTGAAGTCTACGCCGGCCTTTTTGTAGGCATATCGCAGTTTGGCCATATAGGCGGCCCACAGTTTCTTGATCTCTTGCAGGTCCTTGGGCCTGTCTGCCTTTCGGAATGTAAATGTAGCTGTCAGGTCACCTGGTCCGAAGTTGGCGTTGAAGATCATCTCCTGCTGTAGGCACGCCTGGCGATTGTTGACTGCCGCCTGGGCCTCGCTGGTCTTGCCATAGTTGCTGCCCCTGGTGCACTTGTGCTTGCTTCCGTAGCGGGAGGAGTAATGCCGCTGAATGTATATACACTTACCTGCGTGGGTGGTCTTTTGCACCCATGGCATTTTGTTTTGCTCCTTTCTGACGGATCGGCACACTATGGAAATGCTGGAAAACGCTGATCGGCTCCCGGATGGAAAAGCAAGTTTCCCACCGGTTCACCGGCGTGTTCCACATTCCCACAGTGCACAGTTCCTCATTATGCGGCGCGGGTACACACCCTGTTGCCGCCGGTCTCCTGCCTGCGCCTGAACCCGCTGAAGAATGTCAAGCGATATATATTTTTGCCGTTGGCGTTTTGTGCCTAAAAATAATACTTTGAACGAGGAGCAAAAAAGGAGCACAGACCCCTTTTTTCGCCCTTGCCGCACGGCTTGTCCTTGACTTCTCTGCGGTCCTTATATATAATGTAATAGCGCAGGCGTTTTACTTTCTTTTCGCCGCCTGTGTTCAAGCCGACTGGTCGCTCAGTCGGTTTTTTCTTTTTGCCCGCCGCTGTATTCATCATATTCCAGCGAATGAAAAATGCTATCCACCCTGGCCAGCGTCATCAGCGCCTCGCTCACAGGTACAGTCACCACCTCCAGCACATCATATATGTTCTCCTGCGCCATAACTATTTCTCTGGACTGTACACCACTGAACCCGGGCGCCCGGAGCGCCTGGCCGTTGGCCAAAATCACCAGATCAATATATTCACTACTCATCTTCATTGTCCTTTCCCAGTTTGACTGCGTGCAGATACGCCAGTTCAAAATCTGTCAGCGGCGCTACCAGCACCACCTTGTGGTTTTCGTCCTCGATCACCAGCCGTTTATCCTGTTGCGGCTCGTCCTCGTCCTTGGGCAACACGAACACCGCCAGGGCGATCAATCCACAACCGGCACCGCCGATCACCACGGACACCCACCAATAGGGGTTGTCCGCCACCAGGCAGCAGCCCAACATCACCAGCAGAAAGCCGTTAGTTACCAGGACCACGCCTGCCTTTTCTCGTTTCGTCATTGGTTTGTCCTTTCTTTGCAGTTGACTTCAATTTAGTATTTTCCGGCGTTATATGCGTGGAACGCCGGGGCGAACACAGCCAGCTTGGTTCCGTTCTCTCCCAGCTGAATGAGAGGGAAGCCCGGACGGTGCATATACTGCCTGGCGGTCGGAATGCTGCAATTCAGGTATGCCGCCACATCTTCCGGACCAAGATACAGTTTTGTACCCTTGACCTTGACCTCTTCCTCTACAGCTTCGGCGGTGCGGATCAGGTCTATATAGCTTTGCAGGCGCTCCATACGCTGCTGCACGGCGGCGTCAAAGTCGTCCATTGCCAAGGGACTGTCCTTGTTGATTGGTACTTTCATTGTTATTTCTCCTTTCTTGATTAGGCCAGCCCTTTGGGCAAGCGGCAGAGCCGCAAGCTGCCCGCTGCACGGCAAAAGTGCCGTTGGCGATAAATGTGATGTTGGGTGGGGCGGGCACCGGAAGCAGGAATATAATGGGTAAATTTGACAAAAAAGAAAAGAAGAAAGAGAAGAAATGAAAAAAAGTCCCGCTGCCTGCGTATCTCTGCCGCCGCCCAAAAGGCTGGCATTGGTTGTGAATTGTTGCTATAATGATGTTATTATGACGAAAGGACAAAATCAGATGAAATTAAACAAAGACTGTGTAAGAGAGGTACTGATCTACCTTGAAGAACATCTCGGTTACAACGACCACTTAGACGCCTCTACAATTCAAATAGACCCATACACTTCTGAAGAAATCTTGTATACAATCAGCTTGCTGTCAGAGGCCGGATACATAAAGGCCGTCTCGGTTGCAGATCTATGCACCACACCAACATATTTTGTGGAATCCATCCTCATGCCAGGTCACGATCTGCTGGATAACATTCGAGATGACAATGTATGGAGAAAAACAAAGAAAATTGCTTCCAAATTTGCCTCTGCTTCTCTGAATGTTCTCTCATCCGTCGCAACCAGTGTCTTATCATCAATGTTGCTTAATCCACCTACCGTTTGAATTGGTGTTCCAGCACCTGGCGCAGGCACTTCTCCATATCCTCTTCGGTGAATTGGATGTTCTTATCAGTCAAATAGTACAGAACCGCACGCAGCTTCCAATGCTCCATAAGAGCGCCGAGCACCGCAAAGGCGGCAAGAACCAATACAACAATCACTTTTATTCACCTCGCTTTAACTGCCTGCTGCTTATCTAAAGGCTGGCCGTGTATTTAGTTGTTGCGCTCGGCGATGATCTCGTTGATTGCGCCGAGGATCCGCTCTTTTGCCTGTGGCGGTTTGCGCTTGCCGGTTAAAATCATCGAGATATAGTCAGTTGTACATCCCATTTTGCTTGCCACGGCTTTTTGGGTTATTTTGTTGATGTGCATTGTGCCGACTGCTTCCGCAATCCAACTGTCCATTTTTTTACTCCTTTCTGCCGTTTCGTTCTAAAAAACGAACATTTTTTGAATTTATAGTTGTATTTTCCGAACTGTTGTGCTATTATGAATGTGCAAATCAACAGCACATTGGACTGACAAGAGGTAGCGCTCTCATAGTCCGGCTTGTTTCGTGTTCGGTAAACCTAACTACAAGTGCAATTATAATTCGACGAAATGAATTTGTCAACACTAAAAGTTAGGTTTTATGAACTTTTGTAAATTTTGCACAAAAACAGAGGTGTAAAACTATGACTTTTTACGATAGATACCAACAGCTTTGTGTGGAAGCTGGTTCTTCGGCGACTGGTGTTGCCGTTTCAGTTGGTATATCCCGTGCCTCTGTCAGCGACTGGAAAAACAAAGGGGCTGTGCCATCTGCTTCCAGCTTAAAAAAGATCGCTGACTACTTTGGTGTCTCTACTGACTACCTTTTGGGAAAAACGGACATAAAAAATCCCCCGGACCAACAAAGTCCGGAGGAGATAGCCAAAGTGGCACTATTTGGTGGTGACGGTGAAGTCACCGATGAGATGTGGAACGAAGTTAAAGGATTTGTAGAATTTATCAAAGATAAGAGAAAGAGAGAGAATGACAACAACTGAGTCCCTGCTCGATCTCATCGAGCAAAACAACATAGAGGTGTATCTGGGCAGTATGCCCGCTGCCAAGTCTGCGTCTGCCAATATCGGCGATGATTATTACATAGCACTTGACGAGCAGAGCCTGGAGAGCACCGCAGAGGCCCGCTGCTGCCTGGCACATGAAGCCGGGCACTGCATAACCGGGTCGTTTTACAACCTATACGCACCGCTGGACCGGCGCAGTAAGCACGAACGCCGGGCAGACAAATGGGCGGTGAAAAAGTTGATCCCCAAGGACGAGTTGGAGACGCAGCTGCGCCAGGGGCTGGAGCCTTACGAGTTGGCCGAGTATTTCAATGTGACCGAGAACTATATACACAAGGCCATTGAATTCTACTTTGAATGTGGAATGTCATAATTCACGGCACGCCGTGATTATAGATGTAATAACTTAATAAGAGGAAAAAAGAAATGAAAAAAGAATATAAAATCCTTTTGTATGCATATCCGTTTATTATTGCGATTTCTATCTTGGCTACAGTAGGAGTACCGCTGTTTGCTTTGGCTGATGTAGCGTTTCTCGTGCTGTACTATTATATTTTGCAGAAATCATTTTCAAGCCTAAAAATAATTAAAAATGCCGACGAATACGCGGCGTTTACGAATGCCAATGCAGATCAACGCGTGCAGGACGCCAAAGCGGCTACGGAAAAAATGCGAAAAGAAACAGAGGACAGTTGTACTCAAAAAATTCAAGCTGTTGAGCGTGAACTGACGCAAAAACGGAAATGCATTTCTCAGTTGAATATCGAAATCCACAATCTTAAAGCTGAAATTGAAGTGGCACAGCAAGAAGCGATTGCCGTTTCTTCTTCCGTCCCGGTAGACTATGATATATCGTCTGCAGAATATAAAGACAAATTTGCTCTTGCACAACTTAATGAAAAGGAATGCATTTCCTCAAATAATGCCGTCTCTGTACATTCTGACGCGCCAAAGTCTGTTATAAATGCAAATGTGAAACAGATCCTGCGTTGCTTTAATTCGGAAGCGGCGGCTATTATTAAGAATGTTACTACTCGGAACATTGACGGTGCGCGCTCTAAAATCATCAAGTCCTTTGAGATGCTTAACAGAATTTTTGCACCGGACGGAGTGGAACTCAACCGCCCGCTGCTGGAGATTAAACTGGAACAGCTCAACTGTATGTACGGCAATCAGGTGATGGCAGAGCGCGAAAAGGAAGAACAACGCGCGATCCGAGAGCAAATGCTCGAAGAAGAAAAAGTGCGCCGCGAAATTGAACGCGAAAAAGCAAAGCTCGATAAGGAAGAACGGCAGTTCAAAAATGAAATTCAGAAACTCATGACTTATCTACATAAAGCGGATGATATTGAAAAGCAGCTTTATGTTGACAAGATAAAAGAGCTGGAGTCAAAACTCGGCCTGTTAGAGCAGGACAGAAAAAATGTACTCGATCGGGAGCAGAATACGCGCGCCGGCTTCGTCTATGTAATATCCAATATCGGCTCTTTTGGAGAGAATGTATATAAAATTGGAATGACACGACGGTTAGAGCCTATGGACCGTATAAAAGAACTCAGCAGCGCTTCCGTACCATTTGAATTTGATGTTCACGCTATGATTTTCTCTGAGGACGCGCCGGCGTTGGAGACGGCTTTGCACCGGCAGTTTGATGATCGGCGTATAAATCTTGTAAACAGCCGAAAAGAATTCTTCCGCGTTTCGCTTTCTGAAGTTGAAAAGGTAGTGAAAGAAAACCATAATGCTACGGTCACTTTTACCGCCGTTGCCAAAGCGGAGGAATACCGTCAGACAGTAAGGCTTCTTGAAAGCGAGCAGGTATAAAATCGTTTTTTGACGCCGACATAATAACAAATAAAAAAAGCCCTACCCTGCGCCAACAGGATAGAGCCGATAAGTAGGATTGTGTAATACAATACCCACCCAACACTGGTTATTGTATCACAGCCCTGCAAAAAAATCAAGCAGGGCATTTTTGCGCCCTTTTTTAGGTGCTGCCCGCTGCTATATGCAAAGGAGAAGTGTGTACAATGCCAAGAAAAAGAGGGAATGGTGACGGAACCATCTATAAGATGGAAAGCAAAGGCCTATGGGCTGCCCAGCTGACTATAGGCGTGGACGCCAACGGCCGGCCCAAGCGCAAAACTGTGTACGGTAAGCGACAGGCAGATGTGCGGGCAAAGCTGGACGCTTTGAAAAATGAACTTTCCACCGGCTCTGTAATTGAGCCGGACAAGATCACCGTTGCCCAGTATATCTTATCACTTGTCGAGACAGACCGGGCGCTAAACCAGATAGGGGACAATACCTACCTGCGCAAGCTGGCCAGCTGTAAACGGATCGCCGCCAGTTCCATAGGCGACTGCCCGCTGCAATCCGTAAGGCCACCACAGGTAACCCAATACCTAATAGAGATCACCAGCTGTTCCAATTCGGTAATCGCCAAGGACTACGCCCTGCTGGCCCGCTGCTTCCGCACGGCTCTTGATAACGACCTGATCCGCAAGGATCCTATGCGTGGCATGAAAAAGCCAAAGAGCAACAAGGCCACCCGCAAGGTGCGTGCTTTGACCGTAGAGGAGCAGACCAGGTTTGTGCAGGTCATGAACGACCAAGAGCGTGGCTGCCGATACTGGGAGCAGATGATGTTAATGCTCAGCACAGGAATGCGTATGGGCGAGATCAACGCCTTGGATGTGCACGATGTCAATTTGACATTCCGCACCGTGAATGTGCGACGCACGGTGACCAAGGATCAGACGGACCACGCTGTTATAGGCACAAAAACCAAGACCTATGCCGGGCAGCGGCTTTTGAGCCTGACAGACGCCCCATACCGCATTTTATCCGAATATATGGAACGGTGGCAGCCCAACCGCTTGGATCTGCTGTTCTACGACTTCAAGGGTCACAAGGTACTGACCACCAGCCAAGTGAATTTGCAATTTCAGCGTATCTTAAAAAAATACAATGTGCTGGATCCGTCCATACCCGGCGTTGTATCCTTGCACAGCCTGCGGCATACATACGCCACCCGCTGCATTGAGAGCGGAATGCCAGCGAAGGTGTTGCAAAAGCGCCTTGGCCACGCCAATATAGAAACAACGCTGAACACCTACTGTGATGTATTCTCCGACTACGAACAAAAGTACACAGAGGCAGCAGACGCCTATATCCAGCAGCTTACCCCGAATGCTCCACAGAAAAGTGCTGCACAGATATAAATAAGAAAAGATAAGTGCCCCCAAGGAAATGGCTTCCGCTTTTCGTGAGAAATGCGCTGCTGATGGTATTGCACAGGCACAGATTATCAAGCAGTCGATCGAGCAGTTCTTGCGGCAGTAACGGCGTTGCAGTACTGTTGCAGTACAGAATGGCAGAAAGCCCGCTGCTAAGCCAAATTTTACGCCTATATTCTTGTCACCTCGACCAAAAGGAAGCAGGACATTCTTTTAGAATGTCCTGCTTCCTTTTTTGTTTATTTACAAGATTTGATCTTGCGACACGAGGCTCCAAATGCGTAGCATTTGGCAGAAACAGTCCGGGGGACTGTTTCGCAGCGAGTGCCTTATATTTCTGTGATCGGCTGTCTTTTTTCTCCAGCGGAGCAGCACTTATTCTCCGGCGTTGCAGTACTTATTGCAGTACTTGGTCATGCGAGGTATAAAAAAGCCGGGCAGTTTTGATCTGCTCGGTCAGGCCTGTGGGTTAGGTAGATTGAATTTGTGTCCGGTGCCTTGAAGAAATGCAAAACACCGGACGACGCAATCGAAATCTTAGAAGCGCTTCGCTCCTAGTAAGAAAAGTAAATGGCGGGCGGCCACCCGCCATGGGTGTGGGCTGCCCGGATAGGTGGCTGCCCGAGCCGCAGAAAGGAAAATAACACAAGGAAGTAAAAAATGAAAATAGGAGTACAAAATGTATAATGATAAGCCTATATGCAAGATGGCCACCCGCCTTACAAGCCTACTGTACCACGCTCCACGGTAAAGTGCAATGAAAATCTGTTCCGGGTCGTTTCACTGTACCAAAAATGGCCCTGTGAGTAGTGAAAGTGAAGGTTTTTGTTGACTGCCGGCGCCAGTGACCGACAATCCCTGCATAAATGGCGTGTTGCCAAAACAGAAAAAAGCCAATCGTGCGTGTTGCTCGGTTGGCTTTTTGCTTGCTCATTTTTCCGCTTTAATCAGATCCTTGATTACTTCGCCGGCTAGGATCAGGCCCATCACGGAGGGCACAAAGGCCACGCTGCCGGGCGTGCTGCGGCGGCCGGGGTGATCCGGATCCGCCTGTCCGGCACCGGCGGTGGGAATAGGCGGTTCTTCGGAGTAGACCACCTTTAGGTGGTGAATGCCCCGCTTTTTCAGCTCCCGGCGCATGACCCTGGCCAGCGGATCCATTTTCGTTTTAGCCAGGTCCGCCACCTGAAAGCCGGTGGGGTCCAGCTTATTTCCGGCGCCCATGGCGCAGATGATGGGCACGCCGGCGGCGTGGCAATGGGTCACCAGCGCCAGCTTGGCGCTCATGGTGTCTACTGCGTCCACCACATAATCGTATTGGTTAAAGGGAAAATCCGCCGCCGTTTCCGGCAAAAAGAAGCAGTTGTGCTTGGTGATCTTGGCCGCCGGATTGATGTCTAAGATTCGAGCCTCCATGGCGTCCGTCTTGTACTGCCCCACGGTTTTGGTGGTGGCGATGATCTGGCGGTTGATGTTGGACACGGCTACTGTGTCGCTGTCGATCAGATCCAGGTGCCCCACGCCGGTACGGGCCAAAGCCTCGCACACATAGCCACCTACGCCGCCAATGCCGAATACCGCCACCCGCGAGGCGGCCAGCCGCTCCAGAGCGCTGCTACCCAAGAGTAATTCTGTTCTGGAAAATGCCTGTTCCATAGCGAATACCTACCTTTTTAATAGATTTATTATACGGCAAGGGTTCGGCGCTGTCAACCGGCTTGAAAAATAGGCAAAATCTCAATATGTTCTATACTCACAAAGCACATTGAAAAGTTCGATAAAATTATAACAAAAAACATTGCACACTGCGTGCAGGTACGGCCTTTTTTAGTTGCGCCGGGGCAGGGCGGTATGCTATAATAAAGGTATAAAATAGAGGGGGTTCTATGTATGAAACGGATTTTTTGCGCACTGCTGGCCGGTGCACTGACTTTGGGCGCCGCCTTGCCGGTGCAGGCAGCGGATAAGGCAGTGCTGCGTGTGGCGGCAGACGCCAAGCAAACCGCCATCTCGGATCATTTGTACGGTGCGTTTATTGAGGACATCAGCTACGCCTGCGACGGGGGCTTGGTGTCCAATTTGGTGAATAACGACAGCTTTGAGTACGCCTCTGCGCCTACCACCGGCTGGGTGGCGGATGGGGTGGAACTGACCACCGAGGGCAACCTGCCCCTAAATAAGAACAATCCCACCTACGCCAAGGTGACGGTGGACGGCAAGGGCAGCCTGACGAACCTGGGCTTTACGGAGATTTATAAATACAAGACGGATAAATATGATAAAAAGAAAGCCAACACGGCGGATATGGGCTTTGTGGCGGACCAGGTGTATGATTTCAGCTGCTATGTGCGCTCCGGCGGCTTTACCGGCACCGCGCAGGTGTATTTGGACTGCGGCGACGGCAAGCAGACGGCGGTGCAGCTGGACTTGAGCAAAACCGGCGGCGCCTGGAACAAGCTGACCGTACCGCTGACCGCCAGTGCCAGCAAGGATGGCGCCCTGGTATTTCAGCTGGAGGGTGAGGGAACTTTATACCTGGATTTCGTCACCCTGGTGCCCCAGGGCAGCTACGGTTACGGCAGCGACAGCTGGAAATATACCACCCTGCGCAGCGACCTGTTTGCAGCGCTGCAAAATCTGCACCCGCGGTTTATCCGCTTTCCCGGCGGGTGCCTGGCAGAGGGCGGCAGTCTGGATCAGCTGTACAATTGGAAAGATACCATCGGCCCCTTGGAGGAGCGCAAGCAAAGTGAGAACCTGTGGAAGGACGACAACGGCCGGGACTATAACAACACCAACGCCATGGGTTACCACGAGTATTTCCAGCTGTGCGCGGATCTGAACGCATTGGCGCTGCCCATTGTGAATGTGGGGCTCAGCTGCCAGCCGCGGGCTGCCTATGATGACCACGCGGCAGCGTATGCCAAATTGGGCATGACCGACGCGCAGTGGGAGGCGTATTTGACGGAAAAGGTGGGCCTGGACGAAAAGGATACCGATGCCCGCACGGAATATACGGACAAAATCAAAAAGCTGAACATCAACAGCGCCGCCGACTGGGAGGCGTATTTGGACACCATTGCTCTGCGCCCGGGCACGGATGCGTGGGACAATTATGTGCAGGATGTACTGGATCTGATTGAGTACGCCAACGGCGACGCCACCACCAGCTACTGGGGCGCGCTGCGGGCGGCCAACGGCCACGCCAAGCCCTTTAATCTGCAATATATCGGTCTGGGAAATGAGAACTGGGGCGCCGTGTATGAACGCAACTTCAAGGCGCTTTACAAGGCGGTAAAAGAGAAATACCCGCAGATCACTGTGATCTCCTCTGCCGGTACTTACCTGGAGGGGGATGCTTACGACGGTAATATGGCGTGGATTGACCGGGAATTTAAGGACACGGTGGTGGACGAGCATTATTATACCTATGACGGCTACCTGTTTGACCACAACGATCGCTACGACAGCTTTGACCGCTCCGGTGCCCATGTGTTTGTGGGCGAGTACGCCGCCACCTCTGCCGGGATCGGCACCATAGAGACCAAGAGCAACATTTGGGAAGCGGTGGAAGAAGCCAGCTACCTGACCGGCTTGGAACGCAACGGCGATGTGGTGGATATGGCATCCTACGCCCCCACCTTTGCCAAGGTCAATGCCCAAAGCTGGAATGTGAATCTCATTTGGTTTGACAGCCGCCAAACGGTGCTCACTCCCTCCTATTATGTGCAAATGCTTTTTGCCAACAACGTGGGTACGCAGTATGTGCACGCCACTTTTGATGGCGGCAGTACCGTACAGGACGGGGTGTACCAGTCCGTTACCTGCGACCCGGAGAACCAGGTGCTGTATATTAAGCTGGTGAATACCTCCGGCAAGGATCGGACGGTGAATGTGCAGCTGGACGGCTACAAACCGAATGCGGTTTCCGTCCAAAGCCTGCAAGGCAAATTTAAGTCCGCCTGCAATGAACTGGACAGCAATACCACTGCGCCCACCCAAACGGAGCTGACCCCCGGCACGGACCTCCAGGTGGAGCTGAGCAAGTACCAGGTGAGCGTGGTGCAGGTGGCCTATGGCAAAAACAGCGGTGCGGATTTGTATAAATTGCCGGAAAAGGCGACCCCCACTTTGTCAGACGGTGGTAAGTTGTA